TATAAGGGAGCACACTTTGCTGTGTATCCACCTGACTTAATTGAACCTTGTATCAAAGCAGGGAGCGAAGAGGGAGACATAGTTCTAGATCCATTCATGGGATCAGGAACAACAGCAGTTGTTTCCAAATCATTAAATAGACATTATATTGGTTGCGAACTACATGAAGACTATGGTAGACTAATACAAAAGAGACTAAGTGAGAAATCATTTGCGAGGTTAATACTAGAATGACAGAACGTATAGAAGAAACAATACTTCGTAACCTCATTTGTAATGAGCAATACTATCGTAAGGTAGTGCCATTTGTAAAAGCAGATTACTTCCAAGAGTTCAATGAGAAAATCATATTTGAAGAAATTGCAGACTTCGCTGCTAAGTATGACAAAGTTCCTACTAAAGAAGTTCTTACAATTAATCTCCAAAGTAGAGGAGATCTTACAGAAGAGACATTCAAAGATACATTATCGGGATTGAATTCTCTTTCTGATGAGTGGGTAGACTATGAATGGTTATGTGATTCAACAGAAAAATGGTGTCAAGATCGTGCTATATACAATGCACTTATGCAGTCTATCAAGATTGCTGATGGCGGTGACAAGAAGTTAGATAAAGGTTCTATACCTAGTATTTTACAAGATGCTTTAGCAGTATCCTTTGACGAACATATTGGTCACGATTACATTGAACAGGCAGATGACCGTTATGAGTTTTATCATAGAAAAGAAGAAAAAATTCCATTTGATTTGGAAAAGTTTAACTATATTACAAAAGGTGGTCTACCTAATAAGACTCTCAATATCGCTCTTGCTGGTACAGGTGTCGGGAAGAGTTTATTCATGTGCCACATGGCTGGTTCCGCACTCTCACAGGGGTACAATGTTCTCTACATTACATGTGAGATGGCAGAGGAAAAGATTGCAGAGCGAATTGATGCAAATCTTCTCAACGTAAGTGTTAAAGATATTGTAGAGATACCAGAAGTTTTATTCAGATCAAAAGTTCAAGAGATCTCAAAGAAAACAAGGGGTAAACTTATTATAAAAGAGTATCCTACTGCGTCTGCACATGCAGGACATTTTAAAGCACTATTGAATGATTTACAATTAAAAAAAGATTTTAAACCAGATCTCATATTCATAGATTATCTAAACATATGTGCATCTGTCAGATACAAAGGTGCTATCGTAAACTCATACACATATGTTAAAGCAATCGCAGAAGAACTTCGTGGTCTTGCAGTTGAAACAAATCTTCCAATCATATCCGCTACTCAAACTACTCGTGCGGGTTTTGGGAATAGTGATCCTGATCTTACTGACACAAGTGAGTCTTTCGGTCTCCCTGCAACTGCTGACTTTATGTTTGCTCTTATTTCTACCGAAGAACTAGAACAACAGGGTCGTATCTTAGTCAAGCAATTAAAGAATAGATATAATGATCCTACTGCATCTAAAAAATTCATGTTAGGCATTGACAGAGCAAAGATGAGGTTGTATGATGTAGCAGAGGACTCATCTATATTAAATGCAGAAGATGAGGAGGTAGGAGAAACCTTACAACAATTCTCACAAACACAAAACCGATTATCTAAATTTGCAGAATGGAACGTATAAACAATGTGGACTTTGATAGGTACACTCATTTCGTGGATGCTGTCACAAGCACTCCTAGTAAGGATTTTAAATCTCTTACTGATCGTTTGGGTGAACTTGACAGAGAAGGTGCCAATATTGAACGTCTTACCACTGCTGCTGTTGGTCTTAGTGCTGAGTCTGGAGAGTTCTTGGAGATCATTAAAAAGATGGTATTTCAAGGTAAACCTTGGAACAGCGACAATAGAGAACACCTTATTATTGAGTTGGGTGACGTTATGTGGTACGTAGCACAGGCATGTATGGCATTAGATGTATCATTTGATGATGTTGTACGAGGTAATGTCAAGAAACTAGAAAAGAGATATCCTGGTGGATCATTTTCTGTTGATAAATCAGAGAATAGGAAAGCAGGAGATAGATAATGACAGTCAGAGTCTATAAAGGTGATAGTGCTAATCTGCAACTTACTTTTACTGATGAAGAACTGGAATGTATTAGAGTGTGTGTAGCAAATGCACCCATACCCTATGACATTACTAAAAAGAAAATACCTGGTGACGTTCTACAAAAGATAGGACAACCAAAGAGAAACCAGCATGACGGTGAAACTCTCATAAAAATTGATTTAGGAGTATATCAATGAACAACATAGGATTGGAAGTAGTATTCTGGACCATACTATCAGTTTACCTACTAGCAAAAATAGGAGTATTCAAATCTAAATAATAGAACATGGTCTAAATTTATGTCATACAACAAAGCAATCTCCAGCGAGACAGATATAAACAATGCCAGAGTTACTGGCAGCAAATGGAGAAATCAAAGTTCTTTATTGAAGTCTTTCATACAAGTTTTAGATGCAATGTCTACCCACTTGCCATCACAGGTTACTAGTGGTTCCACACATTATTTTGCACTGGATGAAGAGAGTGGTAAGGTAAAAGTAAATCCATACATATCAAGCAGATTATCTAGTTCTGATACTGTTATAGGAGAGTTGAGTCATAGTGACATAAAAGATTATAGAGAAGCAGTAAAAGGTGTTCTGCAGAATAATGAACTATGGGATAATACTTGGGAAAAATCTTTAACAACATTCAATTCAATTGGGTTTGGTAGTGCAGGAAGAAATAATCAAGCAGCAACAACAGCAATAACAGAATCATTACAAGCTTTCGCTTGTGCATGTAGACAAGCAAAAGGATCTAAGTTAGAGGTAGGTGAGTTTATTGATATGGTTAATGAGGAATCTGATTTTGCTGCTACAGCAACAAGTGCAAAACAAAATACAGTCATCAAAAATGAATACTATGATAAGTTTAAGAGTTTTGTAAACCTAACTGATGATGGTGCAGAGTGGGCAGCGTCTAGTGTATACATTGCTAACAAAGTATTCAGTCCATATGTCTCCACTGGTTCATATAAATTTTATAGACAAGATCAGTACCCAACATTCAAGGGTAACTATAAAAAGATGGTCAAAGATATTAAAGCAAGTCCTCTCAAGAGAGAAGTTTCTTTTGTTTATGACCAATCAGGTATGGCAGAAGATAAATGGAATCCCGCAGATATAATAGCAGTAAAAAAATCATATGATAGTAAGAAGAATTATAAAGCAACTGGTGAATCTACACTAGAAACTGATAGTAGAGAATTAAAACAAACAGTAAAATTGATTGATGATTTTAAAAATCTTTATGAGTATAATAAATGGATTCATGAACAATTTGAAAAGAAAAATATCATACCAATTTCTTTAAAGAAAACACAAAAAGCAGATCCACATTTAGAAATTATTGATATGAAGGACGTTTCAAAACTTGATAGTTTTGTTAAGATGGATGTCAATGTAACCAGCGTAGATTACAAAGTAGATGCACAAAAATGTATTATAAATTTTGAAGCTTCTGGATTTCCTGGTGCTTATCTTGATGCTAGAGGATTTGAGGAGTCAGGAAAGATAGCAGATATTCAAATACAATTACAACAGACAGGATCTAGTGCTAACCATGGTAAAGTTACGTTGCCAGTAACTTATTTGATTACTAGATTTTCTAGAGGAACTAGTTACTTTCAAAAATTACAGCAAGAGAGGAGAAAATGTTTTGGTAACACATATGCAAAAGGATTCTTTGACTATAGACAGATAAGAGATGACTTTGCATCAGAGTCATTAGTGCTTGAACATAAGAATATGTACGCAGAATACATTCATAAATTATCTGGAGGAAAACATAACAAAAGAGAGGTAATAAGAAAGGTAGACACAATGCTTAGAACTAAATCTATGCTTGAAATCGCAAAATATATTAAGAATAAAGTTCAATCATATGAGGTTGGATATTTGTTAGATAACAACACTCTGTTAACAAAACAAATTAAAGAAAATATTTTAAAATCAATGTATTTGTATGCATCATCTAAAGGATTTTATATTTTTAGAGATGCAAAAGTAAAATCATATATGCAATCTAGTACCTATCTTAAAGTAGGTGGATGAGCAAGAACACACACTTAGAACATCTAGAAGATAGCATTTTGCTTGATGGTAAGCAAGGTGCAAAGGATGCCTTTGTGTTTATAGACTTGCTTGCAAATACTTTTAGTGGTAAAGGATCAAATTCATTTAAAATTACTACAAAATGGGATGGTGCTCCTGCTATATTTTGTGGAACTGATCCTATCACTGGTAAATTTTTTGTAGGAACAAAATCTATTTTTAATAAGAATCCAAAAATAAATTTTACATCACAAGATATTGATAGAAACCATGGTGAGTCACCAGGTCTCGTAGAAAAATTAAAAGTAGCACTAGAATACTTTCCAGAATTAGATATCAAAGGAATAGCACAAGGTGATTTGTTGTTTACAGATGATACCTCAACAAAAACCATTGATGGTAAAAAACAATTAACATTTCAACCAAACACTATCACCTATGCAATACCAGAGAGTGATGATTTTTATGTAAAAGCAAAGGCAGCAAAGATAGGTGTCGTATTTCATACCACATATAGAGGATCTACTATAGAAACATTGAATGCTTCCTTTGGATATGATGTATCAAAATTAAAAGAAACAAAAAATGTTTTAGTTCTTAGTTCTGAGACTGGACAACTAGGAAAAGATACTTTGCTGACAACTGCAGAGAAATCTTCACTAACAAAACTAAAACAAAAAACTAATGTATTGTTACAACGTAGTGGAAATTTTTTAGATGTAGTATCACAACAAATAGCAGACAAAGATCAGTTAACAATAGGACCTAGACTTAAAATATTCTTTAATAAGTATGTTCGTGATGGTAAAAGACTTCCTTTACCAGAAAAATTTGTAAAAGAATTTAAAAATTATTTTCAAGAAGAAGTACATAAGGCAGCAGACAAAGTAAAAACACCAAAAGCAAAGGCAAGTAAACTATCTAAATTGTACAATGGTCTAGACCTCATAGATAGTAACGAAGATGGTCTGAAAAGAACAGTGGAACTATACACAGTCCTACAAGGAGCGAAAGAAGTATTCATTCGCAAACTTGAAAAGGGTGAGAGATTTGGAACATATCTAAAAACAGAAGATGGGTTCCAGATTACTGCACCAGAAGGGTATGTTGCTATAGATGAGGGAAACAATGCCATCAAACTAGTTGATAGATTAGAATTTTCTAAAGCAAACTTTAATGTTTCCAAGAATTGGGTGAGTGGAGATGAAAAATAGACTAGTGTTTACATTTGGACGATTCAATCCACCCACTACAGGTCATGAAAAGTTACTTGACAAAGTTGCTGAAGTAGCAGGAGATGATGATTACTTAATTTTTCCTTCACACACTCAAAAGAAGGACAATAATCCATTAGACTCTAAAACTAAGAGCGATTACATGAAAAAGATGTTTCCACAACATAGTGACAAAATTGTTTATGACACATCACTGAAGACAATTATAAATGTTCTGTCTAGATATCAAGGAGACTATATGTACGCCACTGTAGTAGTAGGATCTGACAGAGTTCAGCAGTTTAAGATACTTACTGCAAAATATAATGGAAAGGACTATACATTTAGAGGTATAGATGTCCAATCTGCTGGTGAAAGAGATCCAGATGCAGATGGTTTAACTGGTATGTCTGCTAGTAAAATGAGAGATGCAGCAAAAAATAAAAATATGCTATTGTTTTATCAGGGAATACCTGATACACTATCTCAAAAGGAAAAATTAAATCTTATGTTAGATGTTAGAAAAGGAATGGGTCTCAAATGAAGAATTTTAAGAAACTAAGAGAGGAAGCTTTAAGACAGCAGCAAAGACACGAGCATGTTCTTAATGAAGGAGACTCTGTAATGTCATCAAGAACAGGAGTCAAAGGGACTATACATAGAATTGGTGGAAACTATGCAATCATCATCTCTGAAGAAGGAAAAATGTTCAGAGAGTGGATTAAGAATGTTAGAGCTATAAATAATACGAGAAGAACCTCCTTTTTTAACAATGAAGAAGCAAGATAGAATAAACAAAGTCAAGAATAATGATGATTTTTCATCAGGTTTGATGGAACAATATGGAAAGTGGATGGGTGGCGACTGCTTCCAAAATACTAACCTACCAGATTTAAATTTATCTGAAGCACCTTTTGATGGTATGGACCCAC